AAGTGCGAAGTTTACTACCCTCTTTAAAAAGAATAGATTGATTAATGTTGCTAAAATTCTTAAGTAGGTTGACCGTTTTGTCAGAAAGTTTCATAACGAGTATTAGTATATTCAGGTTCTTTAGTGTTGCCACTGAAGTAATAAAGGAGTAAGCAATAATGCATTGCTTTTAGGATGTCCTGCTTTGCAGATCCCTTCTTATCATAACGACTCAAATACTTAAGTGCATTAGAACGACAGAATGATTCTGCATCACCTACAGAGTGAATAAGATCAAGAGTTTGAGTATCCGAGTTTTTATTCGTGTAATGTCCTCTATAAGTAGAGGAGACATAATCTTTAAGGTCTGCAATACCTTTATCTTCTTGATACTTTTGAGACTTAAAACTTAGATCTGGTGTAGGTTTTGGATCATGAGCATCAGCAAATGTTATAGTATCTGGAGAAGCAAGGGGATTACCAGTAATACTGGTATCATCACCCCAATCTGGTACTTCTCCAAAAGTAACAACATCTTGACCATAACCACTGGTATCAATGTTAAGGGTCTCTGCTGCACCAACCATGTTATCTACTTGGAAGTCAACTGCATCTGCGTAATCAAAACTCGTGCTCGTATTAATATGATGTGCTATTTGATCATCATTATCTGATAAAGGATCGGTAGCAAATGGATTTGGCATATCACCATTCCGATTATAATCATAATAATACTTGGAATGCTTTGGTTCAGGATTAATCAGATCATACTCATCACTCTCTTGGGGAGTGATGGTATTAGATTCTGGTTTTGGATCGTACTCATCACTCTCCTGCGGAGTCACTCTATTCTCATCACCCATAGTAGAAGTCATACTTTTCTCCTAATATTATATCAAGGATTCGTCTTCTTGTCCATCTTCTGCTGGTACAAAATCAGGATCAACTTTGTCATAGAGTTCCATGAAGGACTGCTTAGTCTCATCATCAAACCTATTAAGACACATCTTAATTGCTTTCTCTTTGTTATTAAAGATACTATATGCTCTAATGATGTGTGTCAAACGACGAGTTGATATAACTTCATCAATACCACCATCATAAAATGTCTTACGGATGATGTCTGCCCAGTCTACAAGACGCTTACAGAACACAGTGTTCTCACATGGTTCTCTATTGTCCAATAATTGGATACCAACTTCTACTGCCTTTGCAGTAAGGATCTTATGCTCAGTAACAGGATTAGGATACTGCTGCTCAAAAGTTACACAGAATCTCTCTAAGAATGCTTCATTAAGAACATTAGTTCCAATAAACCTTCCATCCTCAGATCCCTTACCTTTGGTATTAGCAGTAGCAATTACGTTAAATCCATGAGTAGGTTTGATAAACTTACCAATCTTTTTAACGAATACTCCCTTACCTTCTAGGACTGACTGGAGGCACAAGATCTTGTTAGAGGCAAGATCAACTTCGTCCAAAAGCAAGACTGCCCCTCTTTGTAATGCTTCGATAACAGGACCGTTGTGCCAAACAGTGCTGCCATTAATAAGACGGAAACCACCAATGAGATCATCTTCGTCCGTTTCGATTGTGATGTTGACACGAATTAACTCCCTATTTAATTGAGCACATGCTTGTTCTACACTAAAAGTTTTACCATTACCAGATAATCCAGTGATAAAAGATGGGTAGAATAATTTGGACTGAATAATTTTCTTTACATCAGTAAAAGGTCCAAACTTAACGAATGTAGCATCCTTGTCGGGGATTAAATTTTGTTCAACTGCTGGCATTGCGGATGGTGCTTGATAAGATTGATTTAGATCTTCAACAACTTGAGTAGTTACTTCCAAATTCCATTTGCCTTTGGTAACTTTAAATTCTTGAATTTTCTTGGTGACAGTTTGATAACCAATATCATTCATAGCACAAAATGCTTTAACGTCTGCTGCGGTAAACTTTGTACCGTAGTTGGTTTTTAAACCATCAATGACTTGTTCTTTAGTCATTTTAATTTCAAAGGCCATAATGTAATGTTGTTCAGTAATTACATTATATACGCTATTTAATACTTAATCTTTTTAATTGTTCCAGTTCTTCAACTGTCTCGGATAGTTTTTTTATAAGATCGTTTGCCTCCTCAGTAGTAATACTAGGTGGGTGACAATGCACACACCTAGCAATCATATCCCATTCCTGTCTAGTAAGCATTATGCTATGAGTTCTACAAACTCACTAAGTACCTTCTTATTTAGTTGCTTATCCTTAAGAGAACGGTTGAAATAACTCTTTAATTGAGACTTTGTTGGATCTTCTGGAACAATATACTCCATATCATCTGATGCCATAGAACCATTTGACATCCCAATATATTTCCTATATCCATCTACTGGAAGAGAACAACTCTTAAACTTCTTCCATTGTCTTTTTGCTTTATCAAAGTCTTCACCATCATAACCACAATAGCGATTGATGAAGTAATTAGCATCCCTATTAGGCATAACTCTAATACCAATAAAGTTAACATTGGGATGAATGTCATTAACATACTTAAGTAAGAGTTGAGTAAACTCATGATAACGAGGTGGAATCTTATAAGTTCTACCAGTCTTACGATTGCGAAGATAATCTCTATGAGGATTCATATTATTTGTCCCCATAAATGGTTCAGTCTCCCAAGGACGTTCAACTAACTTATGACGTGGTAAATGATGTGTCTCACCGTCAGTCAAAATAACGCATTGTACCTTCTCCATTCCACACTCTTTTTGGAACAATGGAATAATTTTATTGAGAGCAACTATAGTCTCATTCAATGGTGTTCCAGATAGATTCATCCTAGGTGGAATTGGATATACTCCATATTCTTTAAATGCACAAGCAATTCTCCAAATATTTCTCATCTGCTCTTCTAAGACATTAGGACGACTATTACTTGTAAAGAACTCCATCAAACTAAATCTATCCTCAACTACAAGTTGTCCATCTACTGGAGTGTAATGAGGTTTAATATCTATTGGTTTATGAGTAACAGGATCATACTCAAGACGATGGAACTCATATGTAAAAGCATATACCTTAAATGGAATATTAACCTTTTTACAGAACCAAATTAAATTGTATAGTTGCTTTACAGTATCTCTCATGACACCATTCATAGATCCAGACCAATCAAGTATGAATATTAATCCATGACTTTGACCTTCTTGGAATGTTGTAACCTTCTTGAATAGATCATCATTAAACTTATATGTGTGAAGTTTACCTGTATCTAATACACCAGTCTTAGAGGTAGCAGCACGAGCATATGCAGATGCTGCTTTCTTCATTTCAAATTCTTTAACAAGATAGTTAACTGCTTTTTGTGAATCCTTCTTTAATTTTGCAAAATCATTATCTACTTTCTCAAAAGTCAAATGCTGCTCTCCAAAATAACTTCCCATTGTTCCTCTGGTAATTCTCTCATTCTCAACATCTAATTCCCACTGTGCCCATTCCTTCTTTATATAAGAATGAACAGTTTCATTAGAATTAATAATAGTATCAAGATTTACATCAGGTAGTTCAAGATACTCATTAGGCATTGCATCATTTGATATAAGATCTCTAATCTTTTGCTTTAACATATCATCAGTTTGAACTCGTGGTTCCCCTTCAGTATTTTGTAAAGCAGCACCACTACTTTGTTGTTCCTCTATACTTTCTTCTGTTTCTTTTTCTTTTGGTTTTTGTTCTGATTCTTGCCCTCTACCTTCACTAAGATCTTCTAAAGGATACTCTGTCTCATCTTTACCTAAATCTGGACGACCTTCTTTTGTATCTCCCTCATCTTGCTTATTCTCATCTTTATTCTCTATAGACTCATCTTTCTTTTCCTCCTTATCCATTTCATTCTTTTCAATCTCTGCTTCAAGAGACATTTTTATATTCATTTTCTCACCTTCATCTTCAGTATCTTCCTGATGATCTTTACAATACTTGTATAAAATCTCTGCTGCATTTTCTGCATCTTCAAAAGTCTCAGTATCACCAACAAGATCAACAATCTTCTGCTCTTCTTCGTTAAATGATATTGCTAAAAATGCACCAACTTTATAATGTAGATTTATTTTATCAGCAAGACTAAGTGCCTTCCCT